CCTTCCGTGCTCTTCGTCACTTTCGAGGATAAGGTGACCAACTCCAAACGTGGGGTAACCGAGGTGATCGTTGTATATGACATACTCAACTCCTTCGTCGATCTTGAGTTGTTCGTAAACTGCTTGTCTGTTCATTTTTTGCTCCTAGCAAGCATCTCTTTTGTCATGATATAATCTCTAACAAAATCAGAACGAATGATGTCTTCCCAACCAAATTCAATTATTGAAAAATTTTTCATTACTTCTATTATAGATAGGAACGATTGAATGCCATTCCTATCAGATTCTTTCGTAAAATCCGACTGATAAAAATCTCCCGCAAAAATTATGCGAGAGTCCAGTCCGACCCTTGTAATCACTGAGTCCAGTTCATGGAACGTCAGATTCTGCATCTCATCTACAATGATGATAGCATTATCAAAGGTCGTACCTCTTATATAGGAAGTTGAGTAGAACTCAATAATACGTTGGTCTACTAACTGTTGATAACTTCCACCGAAATTAAATAAGTCGTCGCATATCCCAATGTAGGGTTGTATGAACGGTGCAAGTTTTTCGTCAGCGGTTCCTGGGAGGAAACCCATGTCGCGAGTAGCAACTACTGAGCGAACGAGGATCACCTTTTCCCAAGGAGTACTTTTATCTAGTACATCTTGCAACGCTAGATATAATGCAGTGAAGGTTTTGCCCGTTCCCGCACTGCCATTGAGTACAAGATTATGCCCGTCCTTCCACTCTTCCCATGCTACTTGCTGGTTATTGGTTAACGGATCGAATGTGCAAAGATTATCTATACGAATTTTAAAGTTAGACTCTTGCCGATGTCTTTTAGTTTGAGTCATACCTTGATAGTATTGCCGCGACCTGAGTTATTCTTAATGTTTTTGAGAAGATCTTTATACCCATCAGGTGCTTTTGATAAGGTTCCTCCAGCGTGAGTGATCAGACTAGCAGAAGAAGTTTTGTGTAAAATTTGCCACTCTCCGGATTTTACATTTTCTTCCATAGTGGAGATAGAACAAAAAACTTCTTTTTCTTCTCCCTCTTTAGTCTTAACATCATATGTTGGCATAGTATTCAGTTTCCTGGGCAGCGATAGCTTTATTATAGTGAATTTATACAAAAAGTAAAGAGAAAAATAAACAATGCCCCACCGGAGTGGGGCACGAGATAGATCACCTTCCTTTAATTAACCGTGAGGGACTCTTGGAGTTCGGAGATATAGTCGTCGAGAAATACTCTCTTCTTCTCCACTTTGTGCGCTAACTTTGTTTTTCCTTTCCTATTCAGTTTGTGAATGTAGTGTTGTAGTTCTGCGCTATCCTTACGCAATCTCTCCAATTGAAATGTTGTTACCATAGGCGACTCCTAAAAGAATTTAAAGTTTAGCAATAACAACGATGTTTCTCACGGTTATTCCGTAATAATGTCCTCCTAAGAAGGTAATAACTGAGGCGCTGCTTCCTTGATCACGCTTTCAGTTAGTCCCTTACATACTGTTTTCTTGGCGAGCATCATTACTAGAAATTCAGCGTCACGAGGGTGTACTGATTCTAACATGCCTATAAACATTGTTTCTCGTTTTAGTTCGTGCATTTGCGGACCACCCTTTACGAAATATTTTAATTTCATGTGTTGTTTATGCCACGTGGAAGGAACGTGTTCTTCTTCAGCAAGGTCAAAGGGAGGGCGACTTTCTGGCAACAGAAAGTTGATGCGGGGGTCAAATACACATCGCAAATAATCAGCGAACGCTTGATACGTTCCTACATAAGACTTCACTAGATCGATCTTATCCTTTCTTGATTTTGCTTTCGCAATGTTTTCCAGCATTTCATATAGTTCAGGACGAGACTTCTTGCCCTGTTGGGTTTCAGTAATCATACATAACCTCTTTCACGAAAATATTTAGTATTTCACTTGTTCACACTCAGGTGTTTTCTTGAGATTCTACAATTAATTATACCATTGTAATAGTCGTCTCTCAGCAACACTTCGCGGTCAAACTGTTCTTTAGTTTCATAGTATGCGCAGTCTCCCTTCGTCTTGCAGAGGTGCAATATCTCACGGGTAAAGGCATCTAACCCCTTTGACTCTACTAACTCCTGCACGCGCTCTGAGGAACCACAGTAAGTCCTCCAGTCGCTTTCCACGAGAGTTTTCTTTCGCCGTTTGCGAGTCTTGGTGATAGGGAGAGTTTTGGTTCGGTAGAAGAACTTCTTACCGACATATTTCATCTGGGTTTCTTTTTCTGTTATTATGTAAACAAACCCATAATAATCTTCAGGCAATGTATCGTATACCTCGCCGTTATAAGTCCAAGTCATTAGTCGACTTCTATAGGTGCAGCGCACATAGGACAGAAGGCAGGAATCTCGTCAACATCATGTACAATAAGTTCGCATTCAGTTTCGCAAACCTCACATGTTATGTAAAAAGTTTCGTCTTCCATTAAATTTTTCTCAATCTCTTGGATGGCGACAAGTACCCATCGCGCATTTCGTTAAACTGTTCTTTAGTTATACCTAAATTCATCCAACGCACTGTGTTTTCTACAATGGACGAGCTCTTGTTATATAGATCTTCGTAAAACACCAGTTTGGATTTTGGGTGAAAAGCAGCAAACTGAAATAGTTTTTTGTACTTTTTAGATTCATGCACAAAATTGTTTATGTAAGGAAATTCTGTTGGTTCGTATTCATGATAATATCCATACTTTGTAGCATTAACTCCGCTTATACACAACTCGCGAATATTCGCACGGACAAGCACTATAACATGGGAAAAGTTTTTTACATTTTTATTCAACCATTTTGGGTTATGATCTATCATGGTTTTGAATACGCAGTTATCTGGTATAGGGTCGCCTTCTTTATACGTTGGTTCTCTTTTCTCGAGGTCTCTCCAGAAATGTGTGTTAAAGGGTTCTGCTATAAGTTCAAGGTTGAGAGTTTCAGATAGGCAGCGCATTAGATTAGTGCTGCCTGTACGCCCCATCGCTACGATCAAAATTTTCATTGAGACAGGTCTCTGATATGTGCAGTCCGTATAATACTAACAGACATCCTATAAGGAGTATGTAAAATGACTCTATGCGTAACCCCAGAAGGCATAGTGATCATATTTTTCTTGGGTTCTAATACGATACTTTTTATTTTTCCCTCATGTATATCAAACCATTGCCACTCAGTAGTACCTTCTATGTTGAAGGCATAGACATGATAACCGTCTATGTGCCAGTTTAAAGTACCTATAGTGGTTTCCGCATCAGAAGCAAACATAGCAACAAACTCGCAATCTAGTTGCTCTCGCATAACCTCCAATGATTCTGGTGATAATCCGGACTCAACCAAATCTGGGCAGCGATGAACCCATCTTATGGGTTCACCCCAGTCCTGCCCCCTACATGTCCACCCTTGCTCTGTACGACTACCCAAAGACCATAACTCGTCCTCATCAGGAAGTTGCTCAACGATATAATCAGGTATCAACTGCTCCCTGACTTCTCTATTTTCCCAAGCAGGGTCTAACCTATTGTGCTGCACCCCAAACCTCTTTCCAGTCCCCAGTTAACGCACCGCGAGCATAATCAGTAGCACGGTTCTCAAAGAAGTTCGTGTGCGTAGGTGCGTTGATCATTTCTTCTACCCAAGACAAGGGGTTTTTCTTTACTTTAAAAATTCCCTTCATGCCTAAACTAATTAGTCTTCGATCTGCAATATATCGAATATAATGCTTGACTTCTTCTGGGGTCAAATCTTCCATCGGTCCCATCGCAAACGCAAGATCAATAAACTTGTCTTCAAGAGCAACCATCTTCTCAGCGATAACGTAGATTTGAGACTTCAGGTCGTCGTTCCAAATCTCAATATTTTCTTCAACGTAGGTGCGGAACAACTTAATCATGGACTCAGCATGCATAGTCTCGTCAACGATGGACCAAGTTACGATTTGACCCATACCCTTCATCTTGCCGTGACGCGGGAAGTTGAGTAACATGATAAAAGAAGAAAACAACTGCATGCCTTCAGTAAACGCTGAGAACGCGGCGATGTTAGTAGCGACTGATTCAGGAGTGCCGTTCTTATTTGACAGATCCATGAAGTAATCGTGCTTCTCGCGCATCGCTTCGTACTCTAGGAACTCATTGTATGTTGATTCGGGCATACCCAGAGTCTCGATGAGATGAGAATATGCCGCGACATGTAGTGCTTCGCGCGCACAGAAACCAGCAAGCATCATACGCACTTCTGGTTGCTTGAAGTATGGGAGATAGTTGTTAACATACCCACCCGCAACATCGATGTCGCCTTGGGTGAAGAATCTAAAAATATTTGTGAGGAATGCTTTTTCCTCGTGCGACAGTTTGCGTTGCCAATCCTTGACATCTTCTGCCATTGGTACTTCTGTATGCAACCAGTGCGATTGTTCGTGCTTCAACCATGATTCATATGCCCATGGATAATTAAATGGTTTAAAGTATTCTCTTTCGTTGACTAGACTAGGTCTCATGTTTTCTGTTCCTTTCTCCGTTTTTAAACCAAGTTATTAATACTATTCGTTCCCCTTGATATACTTTACTCACTCCATGTGTCAGGTCTGGACCATATATCATACTTTGACCATCTTCTAAATTTACTATGTCCGGAACAATGTGTAGTCCGTATGGTGCGTGTTTATCTTTTTCTTTGTCATTATGCCTTGCGCAAGCATAGTTCGATGGTCTGGGACCAGGAGATTCATACTCAGATAATATAATACATTCTCCTCCCACCAAATCCTTCGAATCTATTAACGTAACAATCGTCAATTCCGAGTCAAAATCTTCATGCAATCTAGTGAAAGAATCAGGAGGATATCTTAGGAAGTAACATCCAACGATATGCGATTTTCTAGAGTAGTTATGTAGTTCTTTAAGAAATTCCAGTTCATAATCTTCTGTTGTAACATCTAACCTGTCCAAATGGAATAGGTTATAATACTGCCAAACTGGATACCAGTGATCACTATTCTTGTAATACTCTTTTGCCTGTTCTAATGCTTGTTCGGATAGGATTACATCTTTTACATAACCACCCATTTATCCCTCGCATGCAATACATTCTTCATCATTCACCATTGCGCTCATATCTATCTCTTTGATAACTTCGCGCTCAATCCGCTTCGATACTCTGTCTGCCTTACCAAGTTTCTCAGACCGACAGTAGTACAAAGTCTTCATACCCTTCTTCCATGCTAAAAAGTGTACCGCGTGCAGGTATACAATATTTGTATCAGGACGGAAAAATAAATTAATTGACTGAGATTGATCAATAAAGTTTTGTCGATCAGCAGCGTGTTCAACAACCCAACGTTGATCAATCTCCATTGACGTTTTAAAAACGTCGCGTTCATCTTGCGTCAAAAACCGTAGATGCTGAGCAGAACCATCGCTGGCAATAATGCCAGACCATATTTCATTATAGTCCTGCTTAGTTTCGCCCGACTCAATCTTAGATTTAATCAGTTGATCTAGATAGCGGTTCTTGTTAAGATACGCTCCAGAAAGGGTATCCTGTCTGTAAGCATTTGCTCGATATGGCTCAACACTTGGAGAAGTATTGCCCATGATGATGCTACTGCTAGCATTAGGAGCAATAGCCATGACGTGAGAAAAGCGTCTGCCAGTGCCTGCGGCGTCAGGTGCTTCTCCCCGTTCTTTACCCAGTTCCATATTTGCTTCATCGAGTTTCCTCCTTATTAAAGAAAAGATTCGATTATTTGTTACCTTCGCCATGGCACAGTCGAAAGGCAACATTTTCTTTTGAAGATAAGCATGGAACCCAAGGGCACCGATGCCGATACTTCGTTCCCTCATAGCAGAAAACTTAGCACGGGACACGGTGTCGGGTGCGTTATCAATAAAGAACTGAAGGACGTTATCAAGCATTTCTGCCATGTCCCTCAGAAACATATCGTTCTTGCTCCAAGCATCATAGTTCTCAAGGTTTACTGACGACAAGCAACAAACAGCAGTGCGCTCCTCGTTAGTTGGCAAGATGATCTCGGAGCAAAGGTTGGACTGATGAATTTTTAAACCGAGTTCTTTTTGAAACTCTGGCATCATCCGATTACTTGTGTCAATAAAATGAATGTACGGTTCGCCCGTCTCCATACGCAACTCTAGGATCTTTTGCCAGAGTGCTTTCGCTGATACGGTATCGCGGATCTCGCCTGAGTGCGGATCGGTCAAGTTCCACCTATCGTCTGCATCAGGATCCTGCATGCATCGCTCAATTAATTCCATAAAGCGATCGTTGATATTGATACCATGATGCAGGTTTAGGCAACGACGATTTTGATCACCTGTTGGTTTGCGCATCTCAAGGAACTCAGTAATATCTGGGTGAGAGATGTCAAGGTATGCCGCATAGGAACCACGGCGAGTCTTGCCCTGACGATACGCCAAGGAAGATGCGTCATAAGTTTTAAGGTGAGGAATAACGCCAGTAGACTTTTCGTCTGAGGAACGGATGCCAAACCCGATACCTACACCGCCACCCATCATAGACAACCAATTGGTTTCTGACAGGTTAGCGACTAGACCTTCAGCAGTATCTTCGATATAGTTCAGGAAGCATGAGATTGGCATACCCTTTCCCGTGCGCCCATACGCGAGGATGGGTGTAGAGTAGGATAACCAATGCTTAGATGCGTAATCGTAAAGACGTTGAGCATGTTCAGGGTTGGAGGAAAACTTTTTAGAAACGAAAGCGAAGCGATGTTGAGGCGACTCTTCGTCTTCCCTCATGTAACTTTCGCGTAATCTTTGAAGACCAAGTTTGTCGAAGAGTTCATCTCGGGAGAGATCGATCTCGATCCCAAGGTATTCTTGCTTTGCCATTTCGCATCCTTTAACGAATTAATTTTACAGGGTAGACTTATATATTATAATGAGATGTGTCAACAAAGCAAGTTATTTTTGAATCTTTCGCATCCTCCCTGCGATCTCAATGAACCTCCTAGTAATGGGGTATCTGTTTCTTTTACGAGGTCCCATATTAGCAGTGTCTTGAGGGATGCCAGCGTCAGCAGTAGTCATTGCGTCCTCAGCGGCAAATTCCTTAAACTTTTTCATTTCCTGAGTTCTCCTACAGCAACATACAGTTGCTTCGCTGTTCGTTCGTGCGTGACTTCAAAGATGTCTACGCCAAGTATGTTTCCTTTAGAATAGGTGTTGTCAAAGACTCGAACCTTATCACCTTTCCGACAAACATCCTCACAAGTAACATTGAGCATCTTATCATTGGCGAGTCTATAGATTCCTGGAGACAGCATACCATCTTTAGTACAGAACCATGAATTACCTTCTGTAAGTGCCTCCAGAGGATCCACACCGGACGCCTGCACTATTTTGTCGACAGAAGAGTCGGATAGGTTCAGTTGTTCCTTGATTAAGAAAAGTGCTGCTGCATACGAGGCAAGTTTACTACTGCCACCAGGAACTTTAGCGAGTAACTTCTTAAGGTTGAACACCAAACGATGAAACATATTATATGCGCTTCTTTCATCGCTGGTTTCAGGTGATTTGAGTTTTTTACCGTCTTTGTCGATAAGACCAAGTTTAAAGGCAGTTGTGTCTTCAAACTTGGTTGTGAGTAGACGCAAGAACCGAAGGGTGTATACTAGATCGCCTGTTCTGGATAAAAGTCCCATTAGATACTTTCCAATTTTTGGACCACCCAAGGATCCGATTCTATTCCTTCTAAGTCTCCTGGTTTCAACGCTTGAAGATATTCTAAGAAAGGTTTTAGTATGGGCAAATCTCTTGGTCCTGTTTTAAACATCAACATTAAGACACCTGATTCATGCCCAAATACGTTTAGGAGGATCATTATGTGATTGAGTATTAGTCTCTCACACAAGTCTCCTCCACGAGTGTACCTGTTGAACAATCGCTTGATATACTTAAAGCGATTTAGTTCTTCATAAAATTCTTCAGCATCGATGCTGCGAGGAGTATGGTAATTCTTCGCAGCATAGATCAAGAAATTGTCTTCGTTTATCTCAACATTCATATAGATTATATAGTTGAGATTTTAAAACTACTTGCCGACCTTTTCTTGTAACTCTTTGATCATGTTGTCTTTGGTCTTTCGCTTGTCTAACTCTACGCCAAGATCGCGACCAAGTTCTTCCAACTTTGCCTTCGTCAACTTTTTCAGTTCAGCAGCAGTCGGTAATGAATCAAGTGCTTCTTTTACCTCCTCCTTGATATCGTCAACAACTTCGTCGATCTTCTCTTCGATCTCTTCAATTGTTTCTTCTACCTTCGGGAACAAGTCTTTCGACTCACTCATTACATACCAGACTACAACACCTGCTAGTACAACCAAACCAAGTACAAATAATGCTTCCATTACAATAAACTCCAATTATGAATTATCTTTTACTTTCTCCGGACTCTTTGAGTCACCGCCACCGAGATTGTCACCGCGACGAGAAGATGCTTGAGACTTCACTGCCCTTCCTGCCTTCGCTACATCGTCGTGACCTTTCTCTTCAAAATCAGTGTAAGTGTTATCGACTTTATGCATGTCGACAAACTCTTTTGACTTTGGAGATTCTTTGTCCAGAAGTCCTTCTGGTTTCGTAGCACCTTTAGTGTGCTTTTTCTCTGGCGTAGCAACAGCACGTTCAAGAACTTCAGCAAACTCACGAGTCAACTCTGGGTAATCATTCGCCATTGACTTATCGCCATTTTTCTTGTCGCCCCTGCGCGCAGGTGCGCCCTTGATAGGATCAGCAGGTGCTTCTTCCTTCATGTGATAACCTTTGTTATCACAGTGGTCGCAACCTTTGCCCTTACACTTCGGGCACTCTTCCTTGTCGTCGTCGCCGTTGTCGTTTTCTTTCTTCATACGATCTTTGCCGCAAGAAGATTCGTTTTTCTGACCCTTCTTAGCACGGAGAGCAGCAAGGTCGTCACCTTCAATATCCCCGTCACCGTCGTGGTCAAGTTTCTTTTGCTTAGGAGACAGTTTCTTCTCGGTTACTTCGAGATATGCCTCCCAAACTTTCTTCATGGATTCTAAGTCCATCTTTATTACTCCTGATCAGTAGAGTTAGTATCGTTATTTATATTCTTTTTAGTTTGCGCTGTAATCTGTTCTTCATAATAAATGATGATTGCCTTCTGCTGTTCAATATATCTACGAATATCTGCAAGGTTCAATGACAGATTCTCATAGTGCGGAACAGACAACGCAAAGAAAACTAAATCACCGTTGGCGTTTTCAAACCTTTTCTCAAACTCTTGAATGTTGTCAGTGGTAACGGTATACCAATTAACATCAATCATATTGATTGGACGAGGAGAGTTCCTTAGTGGGATCTCCGGATACTGTACTACTGTTCGAGTGACGACAACTTCTTTAGGAGTTGTACTACATCCCGCTGTCGTCAGCAGGAGCAGGCTTGCCACTAATAGTTTCAATCCCGTCAAATGCTTTCTTAGTTCCATTATTCACTCTCTTTTCAATCAATCCTGGTTTTTTCAACGCAAGTCTAGTGAGGTCGTGATTACCAAACACCTCAATTAATCTGTTTCTACTTTCTTCGGACTTTTCTAAATCCGCTTCTAACTTTGCCGTCAACTCCGCTGTCTTTTCAGCATTCTCTCTCATAGTATCTATAGTCCGCTGATTATCCTCTACAGCAATCTTCAGAGTTGCATTGTTCGCTTCAAGTTGTCGGATAGTATTTTGCGTATCGGTGTAATAAAAATAACCACCACCAGCAATAGAACCAAACAACAATAATACTAAAAGGATTGGCATTTTATTTTGCTTTCGCCCTCAATGATTTGATCAACATGATTTTAAACTTGCGCTTGTCCACTGGTTTCTGAAGACTGTCGTGCCTCTTTAGAAGCATGTCGATTTGCTTAGGGTTCAGAGTTACCTTTTTACCAGTAGGGGATACAGTGATCGCTTGGTTGCCGCCACGGTCTTGTGCCTTGCGTAACTGCATAAAAATATTACGATCTGCTGGATCAGCGGAACCAGTGCGAACCTTACCCTTTGAAGTTTTGGATACAGGTTTAGGTGGTGCTGCCTTCTTGCTTGCTGAGTCTTTCTTAAGTGCTGCTTTGGCTGCTTTATCTAACTCTTTCCTCTGCGCAGGAGACAGATAGTTTGCGTCACCAAACATCTTCTTGCGAAGTTCTGCTCTCTTATTAGTAAGTTTCTGCGATGCTTCGTGGATCTTACGTCCATCAGTCTTGTGGACAGTTGCCTTGTCGCCGACCTTATTGACTTTGTTTACGCGATCAGCATACTTCTTCGCACCCGCTGGAGTCGGGTGATAATGCTTGATCATCCTAGTACCGTCTTTTTTCTTGACGACGACAACATGCCCTGGCTTGTCAGTGAAGTCGCGTGGATCCATTGTTTCTTTCATTGCTTCGCGCTCCTTGGAGTGACGGTTCTTAAGGTTCTCTTTTTCTTTGGCGTGCTTTAACTTTAAACGTGCACGTGCTTCAGCATCTTCTTTAGTCATCTTTTGGAAAGTAACCATATCTCGAGGATTGAACTTGTTGCCGTTCATCTTATCGCTACCTTCTTTCTTTGGGGCATATATCCCTGTTTTCTTCTTAGGACTACCATACTTCTTATCAAGTGCCCTAAACAGATCTGCTTTAGAGATTGGTTTCTTTGGAGCAGAGGAAGGTTTCTTGTCAATCGGGTCAGAGGTGCGACCATACATTTTATTCGCCGCATGACTTTGTGCGCGAGCAGCGCGTGGGTTGTAACCTTCTGGCACAC